GGTCTATTTAACACAGAAGGCCCTGTACTCTATGCCGCATTTGCCGAAAACCCATTCAAATACGCTTTAGCGAGGTAACCCATGTTTAAACACAACGACACAGTAATCCCACTCGATACTCCATTCACCATTGATGGAACGTCATACCCTGCCAACTGGCTACGCTTGACCTCTATTGAGGAAAAGAACGCTGTCGGCATCACAGAGGTGGCAGATGTGACTGCCACATACGATGACCGCTTTTATTGGGGCGTAGACAATCCCAAGCAATTGGAAGACATCACAGTCACGCCAGACCAAGGTGACCCATACACACAATATGGACTCAAACACCAATGGATTGCACAGGTCAAAGACACCGCAAACAAACTGCTTGCCCAGACCGATTGGATGGTAATTCGCAAGGTTGAGCGTAGCGTGGATATACCCGCTGATACTGTGACATACAGGGCGGCAGTGATTGCTGAATGCACAAGGCTTGTGACTGCCATCCAAGGTTGTGCTGATGTACCTGCTTTGATTGCTGTGGTAACTGCACAAGGATGGCCTGTAAATGAGTGAAAAACTAATATCTGAAACAGAAGCTAAACTTATGACACACGAAGAAGTTTGTGCTCAACGATATGCTTCTATTCAACAATCATTTGAAGCTGGCGATAAACGTATGACAAAGATTGAATATCTTTTATATGCCGTAATAGCAGCAGTGTTATTTGGGCCGGGTGTAGCAGCAGAGTTTGTTAAAAATATTATAGGAGTATAAAATTGACCCTTTTACAATTGCGTTCACTGCCCTCGCTGCTATTAAACAAGGCGTTGCATTTTATAAAGATGCTAAAGCAGCGGGTAATGATGTTACTAAAATAGCAAAAGAAATATCAAGTTGTATAGGCAACTTCTTTAATGCACAAGAACAAGTTAAACAAGTAATAGAAGAAGAAAAGAAGAAACCTGCAAAAAGTTTAAAAGCACAAGCATTAGATAACATATTAAACCAAATAGAACTAGAAAGACAAGCAACAGAACTTAGAGAGTTTTTAATTTATCAAGTAGACCCAGAATTAGGTGCAGTGTGGAGTAGATTTGAAGAAGAATATGCAAGATTAGAGGAAGAACAAACACAAGAAAGGCTTATAGCAGAACGTAAAGCAAGGGAAGCATTATGGCAACGAAGAAAACTAATAAGCTCCCTACAAGACAAAGCCCTACAAATAGGAGCAGTGAGTCTGATTACTATATACCTCCTCCTTCTGTTTTGGTTAATAACAATAGACAGGAAAATAAGATGGGGTTTTTAATTGGTTTAATTGTAATGGTGTTTATATTTGTAATAATGTTGCCTATAATTGGGTTTATGTTAATGGATATTAACACTGTTAGGCAAGAAGTACATTATGAAGTAAAAAAAATAGAACAACTTCGTAAAGAGTTAGAACATGAAAAGGATAAAAAATGATTCCAATTATAGGTGCATTACTAGGAACACTTGCAGAGAATGGTCTAGGACTATTGTCTAGTGCAATACAAGCTAAGGGTAAAGATGTTGTAGAAAAAACTTTAGGTGTAAAGATTCCAGATAATCCTAGTGCTGAAGATGTAGCTAAACTTCGTGAATTACAATATGCACATGAAGAACGGCTGTTAGAACTTGGCATTGAGAAGGCTAAGATGGAACTTGCTGAACTTGAGATGTTTGCTAAAGCTGCACAAAACGAAGAAGATAATGTGTCTAATCGTTGGAGTGCAGATATGTCATCTGACTCATGGTTATCCAAGAACATACGTCCTATGAGCCTTATAGCCATTTTTACAGGCTACTTTGTGTTTGCTATGATGAGTGCCTATGGTTTGAATGCAAATGAGTCTTACGTGTCTTTGCTTGGTCAGTGGGGAATGCTTATAATGGGTGCATATTTTGGTGGTAGAACAATAGAAAAACTAGCTGATTTAAGGAGTAAGAAATGAGTCTATCAGATCACCAAGCAGCTTTCTTGTTAGACATGTGTAAGCTTATTCAATATGCTACAGAACAAGGTTTTAAAGTGACAGGTGGAGAACTTGCACGTACACCAGAACAACAGGCTATTTATTTTAAGACAGGCCGTAGTAAGACAATGAACTCTATCCATTTAAAGCGTTGTGCGATGGATTTAAACTTCTTTAAAGACGGTAAGATCATTTGGGATAAAGAAATTATTGCACCTCTTGGTCATTATTGGGAAAGTCTCCACCCTAAAAATCGTTGGGGTGGTAATTTTAAGTCACTTGTAGATTGTCCACACTTTGAAAGGAACGTTTAACATGCCAATGAAAAAAGGAAGTAGTAATAAAACAGTTTCAGAAAACATTCGTAAAGAAATGAAACAAGGTGTTCCACAAAAGCAAGCAATTGCTATAGCTTTAAGTAAAGCTGGTAAGTCCCTACCTAAGCGTGGTCAACGTACAGCTAAGAATAAAAGTAAAAAATGAAAATGGCATATGTTGAGTGGGAGGATGCATCTGATTTAGATGATACTCCTTGGACAACACATGATGATTTTATATACGAACCTGTAATGGTAAGTCAAATAGGATACGTTCTATATGATGGGCCTGAAGGGTTAGTATTAACATCCTCTTATATTGCTGATGGCACTGTTGGGTGTCGTACACAAATACCACGAGGCATGATTCGTAACATAACTATAATTGATGACAATGACTGATAGAACTAAATTCTTAGATGGTAGCGGTAAACGTGTTATCCTTGGTTTGTTCAAGGAGTTTGCTCGTGTAGATGTAAAGTTTAAACCTGTATACACGTTACAACACTGTAAGGATATATTCTTAGAGTGTCGTGACCCCTCTGAATATTCTGTTGCTATGGCACTACTAGGTGATTGGGAACACTGGCAAGAAGTACGTAATCACCCCATAATTAAACCACACGTAGATAAATGGCAAGCAGAGTTAGCAGTGAAGTTACAGTCTGAAGCAATTGCACAAATGAAACAACATGCACGTCTTCCCGGTGGTACAGCAGCCGCTAAATGGCTTGCTGAGAAGGGTTATGTAGATGGCGGTGTTAAGAAGCCTGTAGGTCGCCCTAAAGAGGTTAAAGAGGTTATAGCACCCTCTACAGGACGTATAGCAGGAGATATGGCTAGGCTTGGTATTGTTGTAGGAGGAAAGAAATAATGCCTTACATGACCGCAGGGAAAAGAGACTATAAGAAACAACAAGCCTATGATGGTAAACCATCTGTTGTTAAAGACAGGGCTAAACGTAATGGTGCTAGACGTAAACTTATGGAAGAAGGTAAAGTTAGCAAGGGTGATGGTAAAGATGTAGACCATAAGAAACCGCTTAGTAAAGGTGGTGGTAACAAGAGAAGTAATTTACGTGTTACTAGTAAGAGTAACAATAGAAGTTTTTCACGCACTAAAACAGGGAAGATGAAGTGAAGAAAACTACTAAATCTAAAGTTAATGCTGCTGGTGTGTACACAAAACCTACAATGCGTAAAGCCTTGTTTGAGCGCATTAAGGCAGGTAGCAAGGGTGGCGACCCCGGTGAATGGAGTGCTCGTAAGGCACAACTCCTTGCTAAAGAATATAAAGCTAAAGGTGGAGGTTATAAATCATGAGTAAAGGTGTTAAACATTATTTACCTAATGGTAAAGAATATACTGGGCCAACACACAAAATGGGTAGTGCGTTACACACTGGTGCAAAACATACAGATAAAAGTCAAAAACTTAGTCATACACCCCCTAAGAAAAAGAAATGAAGAACCCACAACAATCCTTAAAAGATTGGACTGCTCAAAAATGGCGTACCTCAGATGGCAAACCATCTAAAGGTAAAAAACGTTATTTACCAGATTCTGCTTGGAAGGCATTGTCTCCAGCAGAAAAAGCAGCAACAAATAGGGCTAAAGCCAAAGGTAATGCTAAAGGTAAACAGTTTGTTGCACAACCTAAAAATATAGCTAAGAAAACAGCTAGACACCGTTAGTAAAGGCACATTATGTTTGTAATAGAATTTGTGTTATGTTTGTCGTTAAATAACTGTATTGCACCAATTGTGGATAAACCCCGTAGCAGACACGAAACATACGAAGCATGTATGCAAGTTGCCTATTACAAAGCATTAGAACTATATATGATGAACCAACGACCTGATTTAACAGTTAGTTATAAATGTATACCAGAACAAATTGGAGATAATGTATGATTAAGAAAGGTTCAGAAACATTTTCTGGATATAACAAACCTAAACGCACACCAAGTCATCCTACTAAAAGTCACGCAGTGCTGGCTAAAGTAGGGGACAAAGAAAAACTTATTCGCTTTGGTCAAAAGGGTGTATCAGGCAGTCCTAAAAAAGAAGGTGAGTCTGAATCCTATCGTAAACGTAGAGAGAGTTTTAAAGCTCGACATGCAAGCAACATTGCTAAAGGCAAAATGAGTGCTGCATATTGGGCAGATAAGGTTAAGTGGTGACTGAAAAAGAACTGGTTAAACAGGCAGCAGAAGCTGATCTTTTGACGTTTATTAAACTAATTGCACCTCATCGTATGCTGGGTGCAGTGCATGAGGAATTGTGTTCATGGTGGAGCAGAGAAGACGCTAAGGACAACCAACTTGTCTTGTTGCCACGTGACCATCAAAAAAGTGCAATGATCGCTTATAGGGTTGCTTGGTGGGTTACTAAGCACCCTGAGACTACAGTGTTGTATGTGTCTGCTACAGCTAACTTGGCTGAAAAACAACTTAAAGCTGTTAAGGATATATTCTTATCAGACATATATAGATTCTATTGGCCTGAGATGGTTAATGAGATGGAAGGTAAACGAGAGCGTTGGTCTATGGATGAAATCTCTGTAGATCACCCTAAGCGTAAGGCAGAAGGTGTTCGTGATGCTACAATTAAAGCAGCAGGTATTACAGCTAACGTCACAGGGTTACATTGTAATGTAGCTGTGCTAGATGACGTTGTAGTGCCTGATAATGCTTATACACAGCTAGGTAGAGATCAGGTTAGAGCATTCTACTCACAACTATCTTCAATTGAATCTACAGGTGCTAAAGAGTGGGCTGTAGGTACTCGCTACCATCCCGGAGACTTGTACAAAGACATGATGGAAATGACTGAAGTATACATGTCTGATGACGATGAGACAGAGATTGAGAATGAAGTGTATGAAGTATTTGAGCGTGTAGTGGAAACAGGTGGTGAATTTCTTTGGCCTAAACAACGTAGAACAGATGGTAAAACATTTGGCTTTGATGCACGAGAGTTGGCACGTAAGAAAGCTAAGTACTTGGATGTAACACAGTTCTATGCTCAATATTACAACAACCCTAATGCTGTAGAAACACAACTTATTGATCGTAGTAGGTTCAACTATTATGAACGTGATAAGATTGAAAACTTTAGTGGAGCGTGGTATTTTGGAGACAAACTTTTACACATTTATGCTGCTATGGATTTTGCTTATTCTATTGGCACAAACTCTGACTACACTGTTATTATGGTGGTTGGAGTAGATGAAGATAATAATTTTTATGTCTTAGATATTGACAGATTTAAAACTAATAAAATATCTGTTATGTATGATAAGGCAGAACTTATATATCGTAAGTGGAAGTTTAAGAAAATGCGTTGTGAAGTAGTA